ATGGTAGTAAATCCCCCAATAGGTTCTCTTGAATGTCCCTTAAATCCAGTTGTTACTCCTTCTCCTGTAATTGTTACTCCTGCTGTTGGGGCACTTCTATTTTTTATATTTAAGTTTCCAGAAGTATTACTTAACATCCAAAGTCTACCTCCAATTCCAGTGGCTTGACCAATAAACATTCTTCCTAGTGTTGCTGAAATTGTTGGTGCTTGAGTTACATAACAAGAAATATGTGCGTCATTTTGTGCAAAAGCTGTGTTGTTATAATTTGTAGAAATAAATTTTGTTGATGCGTCTCCAAGTAATCCAAGCGTTCTGCTGTAATCGCCAGAAACAAAGTTGTTGTTTGTGGGTGCGCTTCCAACCATAGGAGTAATTGCCCCTGCTACTGTTCTTGCCCCAGCCATAATGCAAGAGGCTACAAGTGAAGTCCAGACTCCGTCAGCTTTGCATCCAAGAACAAAAGCGTTAATAGCTCCCCGAACTTGTGACTCAAGCCTTTGACCATCTGCGGCCTCAACTCGCAAAATATAATCCCTTGCGTCTGGGTCAAATAATCTGTTTTTAATCCGATTAACTGGTAACGGACAAACCGCCGAACACAATGGCATTTTTATTCCTAGCTAACTTCGGTTATTCTAGCAGTTCCAGCCGTGGCGAATACTGCAGTATGAGCAAGGGAAAGTTGCCCAGATGGACACTCCCAATAATCTCCAGCCGATAGGCGAACTTGATAGCTGATAGTGGTGCAGGTCGCATTTGGAGAAATGTGTAGATTCCCAGCTCCTTCATTAAACACGCTTAAAACTTTCCTTCCAGCAACCGCAGATACAAGTGAAGTTGAAGAAGTTAGGCTAGTAAAGTTTGAATTTGTTACGGTTGTTCCTTGTGCTGGATAAACTGTTACTGCTGTATTAGAGATGGATGCGGTGACAGAGCCGATCTGGGCTGTGCCAGCGACTAATGCTGGAAGTGAGCTAATTGTGACGCTATTTCCAATCGTTACAGACGAACCAGGAACTTGCTTAACCTGAACAAAGGCATTCCCATCATATCCCAAAACTGATGTTCCAGCGGATTGTGCATCAACTAACAACATCCCACTTGAATTACAAGTTAGCAAAGTATCTTCGCCAGTTGGTGCTCCACCAGTTCTTTCAGCAATAAGACGAACTGGCAATGTTACGCTATTTGCAATTCCACCTATATTTGCAGTTACGGTTCCACTTGCCGTCACGCTCCCAATCTGTGCCGTCCCTGCTCCAATTGTTACCGTCCCTGCTCCAATCGTTACTACGCCGATGCGGTTTGTGCCTGATGGTAAAGCAGAGCCGATGGTTACTGTGCCAGAGATGGGTAATGGAGTTACGTATTCCTCTCCTTGAGAGTTAACTATTGAAACCGCAAGCCTATTTCCACTTGTAAAAGTCTCATCATTATAAGCCATATTCAGCGGAATTTGTGCTGTTGTATTTGTTCCAACAACATTCGCCGTCACCGTGCCAGCAATCGTTTGAGTAGATGGCAAGTTAGAGATTGAAACAACGCTTCCACTAACTGCACCCCGCATATCTGTAATCGCTTGAGTTCCAAGGCTAACAACCGTGTGGGCTGTTATGTGCTGACCACTAGAGAGAATGGTTGAGAGCGTGGTTGCCGTCTGATTGCCGTCTAAAATAGAAAGTGCCATATAGCCTTATACCTTGTTAAATGACTGCCACATACATTGAGTTCCTCTTTTCGTGGAAATTCAAGTATCGCAAGCCATCGTCTAATTCTGATGGGGTGCAGATAAGGCTCATCTTTAGCCCTCTCTGCCAAGCCCTTTTGGCCGTTCTAATGGTTGGGGTTTGTCCAGTAATCCTAGCAGTATAAACCTTGGTATCTAAAATGTTGTTCTGAATCTTTGTAAATAGGGGTGGAGTTTCTGAATAGAAAGCCTCAAAGATTGAGCAGTATTCAGCGTCAAAATCCTCTTGGCTAATCTTGGCCGCCGTGTCAGAATAGTCGATTGTAACGGCCACTTCATAGACCCCAGTATAGTTTCCCAGGATTTGACCCCCAACTGATGCAGAGATTGTAGCAAATGGGAATAGCTTTGCCCCAACCCTGTTGGCCTTATAGACATTTAGATTGGGTATGTTGGCCAGGAGATTTTCTAAAGCATCCTCCACATTTATCTGAACACTATTGTTCATTTCTTTGCAGTTGCCGTGATGTCCAGGGTCATAGACCTCGACCAGGTGCGGTTTTGGGCTATTACATCTGGGGTATCACCAGTTACTTTTGCCACATAGAAAGTTATGTTTGAGTTGGTTGTAAGGTAGCTGGCCAGGTCTGGGTCACGATAAAGTTGTTCCAATATGTCATAGAACTTAGCATCAAAATCTGCTCTGGCAGTTGCATCTGCCCTGGCAACATAAGTAATTGTTGCTGGGGTTTTGAACACACCAGAAAATGGAATTAGTTCTTCAGACCCAATCTGGGCTTGAATTGTTACACTAGGCATTGTCCTGGCTGTGCTTCTTTCGCTAGTAAAGAAGTTCACCCCTCCTATCCCAGAAACTACATTAAGAAGGGCATTCTCAACCTCTCTCTCAATAGATGCCATGGCTTTAGGTTGTAATCTCTGCCAGGTCTATTGTATAGGAAAGTCCATCTGTGGATTGTGAGAATCCAGCAATCATCCTTTCAATACCAGACACCGTGCAAAGACTTCCAATTACAGGGGCAGAAATCATGGATGCACAGACAACAGCACTCTGTGTGATTCTAAAAACATCCCCACCCACATCTAATTCAGATGATACTGCCAAGTCTGTTACACTAGCAGAAACAGCACTTGAACCAAGACCAGTGACAGATTGCCACAGGTCTGTTATCATGTAGTTCAAGTCTGTGCTGAAATAGGAAGTTTGGATTGTGCCACCCACATTCAGCTACCCCTGTCAATCTATTATTACAAGCCCTTCAAAATCAAAGACATTTTCAACTTTATGCTCAAATTTCTGTCCATAAAGTCTGCTTGTTTTTCCACTTCTTACAGCAGAAGCCAAGATGATTGGGCTTGAATTTATAGCCAAGAACTCCTCTGCATCCCTAATGGCCTTTGCCATATCTTGAATTGTTGAGGCAGTATAGGTTCTGAGCCCCTGGATGGTTACTTCCTCTGGGCATAAAACAATAACCTTATCTATGCCAAACTCTCTTACTGCATCTTGTATAATTAGGGTTGGGTCTCTTTTGTATGATTGGCTTATGCCAAATGGTGCAACCAGGACATAATTTGTTGGGAGCCCCTCTGCTGGTGTTTTCTCTAGTCTGTCCAGGATGATGTTGGTTTTGTCTGCATCCTTGATTGAGTTGTGAGAATACACAAAGTCATGCCAGGTCTTTTTGCTCTTTATAAACTCTTCATACCTATTAGGCCAAATCTCCAGGTCAATGATTGCTCCCTGCCTATGCCCAGCTTTTACATAAGAAACCATTTCAAAGACACCATGATATTGGGCATAGCAATCAAAGAATACCTCATGCCCCTGGTCTGCCAGGTATTTACAGGCTGGAAGGCATCTAAGCACATCCCCAAGCCTTTGACTATATTTTATGGTTCTAGGCTGAATCATCAGCAATACTCTTGTCTGTTATGAATGGGAAATAATCTTTCAGCCTAACTGGGCTGGTGGTCTGTTGTAGCCTTTCCCATCCTTCAACCAGCCCCTTATAGCCATAAAAATCTTCTTTAAACTGCACCTGCTCTTTGGTTGTGTAGGCAAAATGCTCAAAGGTTAAGCCCCAGGCTTCTGTCATTCCCCTGGGAATCATGAGCCCATTCACATTTAGCTTTGGTGGCTCATGGCTTATAAACTCAATGCCCTTTCCCCACTTCCAGGCTCTGAACCATTCATACCAGTTAGAGCCAAAGCCCTGCCTAGTCACAATCTTTTTATTTTGTCCAACATAGTAATTGCAGTGGAACTGCATTGCCCTCCCCTCTTCACAGCCTTTAAGGTGTCCATAAATTGCATCCAGTTGGTCTGCTCTCCACATTTCATCAGCATCTACCTCCATAACCACTCCTTTTTCAACACCCTGCAATGCCTCCTTAATCATCGCCAGCTTCCCTGGGAATGGCCTAGCTTGCCAATAAACTAAAACATTGGGCTCATTGATGCTGTTTAGATATTCATGGGTTCCATCCACACTAACAAAGTTCTTGTGCCATTTGTCTGGAACCTGGTTGCACCACCTAGTGCATCCCAAGGGTTCTGAAACTCCCTCTACAATTCTCCACTGCCAGGGAATCTTCAGCTTCTTGAACTCATCAAGATGCCTGTTTACGTATGGCATTCCATTTAGAACAATTGTGAAGATTGTTAGCATTTTAGTCTGGCATAAATAACACTAATTTCTGAGCAGAAAGAAACTGAGTCATGCCTGTAACACTCAAATCCAATAGACTTGAACCAATCCATAAATTCTGCAAGCCAACGATCTGAATAGTGCAACTCAATGGCAATCTCTTTTAGATTGTGAACATTCCCAATCTGCAACAGCTGGGCTTCGTCTCCCTCAATATCACATTTAACATGAGTAATTGAATTTTCAGTTATCCAAGAATCCATCTGAAAGCCAGAGTCTGCCTTTTCACAGATGAACTTTCCTTGTGGGTATTGCTCTGAAAGGGTTGTGATGTCTCCATGGTTGGTGTCCACACCCATGTAAAATTCTGGCTTTTGAGACAGGAAATATTTAGCTGTTCCATTCCCCTCTTCTCTCTCTGCCTGTGTCCAGAATGCACATCCCAAATCTAAAACCCTTCCTCCAGCAACATTGAGATGTTCCCAATGAATTTGTGGGGCTTCTGATGTAATTATTCCTTTGATCATAGTTCAAAAATAGCGGCTCCATTCCGCACAGACCAATCTTCCCAGAGCAGTTTTGAAAAGCCTTTCAGCTTATGGTAGTTAGTCCAGTTCTTTATGTCGTTTATATCGTCCAAAGCGATGATTGCTTTATCTGCCAGGAATGGCCTTGCACATCTAAGCTCTGCCTCCCCAGAGAATGGGGAGCCATCAATCAGAACAAAGTTAAAATCAACATTATGGTCAAAGTGAATATCCTCGATTGCATTTGTTTGAAATTGTTGTGCTGTATTAAAGCATTCAGAATACCAACCATTCACAACTTCAAGTGGATATTGATTTAGATTGGTTTTTTGGTTCGTATAAAATTCAAGCACATCCATTTTGTTCATCCACAATTCTCTAGTAACAGCAGAACCATAAATGGAAACGCCAGCCCTTGCGGATAGGTTCATTCTGTGCCTACCAATTCTGTCTGGATGATTCTCAATACTGAATAGCCTTTTTGTCCTAATGCATTGAGTTGAGCCATCCCCAGTTCCCCCGCCGATCTCCAGGCCAACATCAAGGTTGTAAGTATATCTAGCTAATGCCCTACCAAATGGGTCATTAATGGTTATCTCTTGCATTTTGCCATCCCTGCTAATGCTTTTTTGATTGCGTACTCAATAACGGCTTCTGGGTCGTGCTTTAAGGCAAGCATCCCAGCCTCATACAATTGCTTTCCAGCCTTCTTATCATAGGTAATATCCACTAGCACATACTTTGTTTTGTCTATACTAGACTTACCAAATTTTATTATACCAAGCCCCTTGGTATTCTCTCCCTTCTTGGATTTTCTACATCCAATTATTTGCTTTGCGTTTTTCATATATTGCTTTTCCTTTCTCATAAAACTTTGGCTGATTGTGATGAACAAGTTGCTGGTCTGCCTCTTTCCCTGTGTGGATTGGGTTCTCATGTGTGAACTTCAAATCTCTTGCCTCAACAACAACTTGGTCGGCATAGGCTCTTTCTGTGAACTCATTATCTGAATACAGCCCATCTGAATCCTGGTAGTCTGGATGAAATAACCTCCCACCTTGGGTTTCAAGCCTCTTTTTGTTTAGAATGGCCATACAGAGTAGCTTATCTGTTCTAAAGCCATCTGATATGGCCAGCACTTGATCGGTGTTTTTAGAGCCAATTAAAGAGCAAATAGAGGCATCCCAGTGCCTTGGTGGAGTCCAATCATCAGACATCTGCACAATAATGTCTGAATTTGCCAGTTTTGCCCCATGGTTCCAAGCATTGATAATACCACCAGGATTGCATCTAATAGCTTGGTGGGGCGTATAATCAGTAGAATCATCATGATCAACCATAAATAACCACTCAACCTCCAGGGGCTTTTCAGCCAATGAAAGCCATTGAAACCTTCTTTGCCATGCAACTTGTGGTCTGCCCTTAGTTGCATGAACCAGGGTGATTCTTGGGGCCGGCTTGATCTTCTTCATCTTTGTAACTTCATCAGCCTTCCCAACACAGGCAGATGCAGTTTCATATAGGTCTATTGATTGCCACCCATAGATGGCTTCTACCTGGTTCCAGTAGTGTGTGGCTGGCCTGGGCAAGCTCATGGCCGCCCTGGCAGAGCCCCAGGCTTTAATCCATTGCCCTCTTCCAGCATATTCCAATGCTGTCCAGTAGTGTGCCTCTCTTCTGTCTGGCTGGAGAGTAATTGCCTGGCCAAGATATTTTAGTCTGTTTTCTGGCTTTGCACATCTGCCCATATTGCAAAGAACCTCATATCTCAGAGTATCCTCAAGGTCTTTGAACATTAAGGCCATTTCACCAAACTCAAGGCACTTCTCAAAATTCATTGTAAGGAAATATTCTTGCTGTGTGTAATAAAGGGAGTTGGGGGCTGGCTCCAGTGTATCTTTTAGAATTGTGAAGTTTCTATCTGCTGAAGCTTTTTTATAGCCATGTGGCTTGTGAATCCTAACCACTTTATCTACTCCAAAAAGCTTATCTGGCTCATTAGCGACAAGAGCCTCATGAACCCTGTTCCTCCATTTACATTTACCTTTTCTGCTAGCCATTTCTCTCAATGGAATAAGGCCAGCATTCTGAACATCGTATCTAAATGCAACTAAATCTGCCCCTCTTTTGTCTGCCTCCTCAATGGCATTGTCCACCAGGGTTTCTGCTCCTGGTTGCATTACATCATCAGCATCTACCCACAGAGCCCATTCATTCTTGCAAGCCTCCAGGGCTGTATTCCTGGCAGAGGCAAAATCATCTACATGATTCCAATTATTGTTTTTATTTTTATAATGAACAATTCTAGCACCGTGAGCCAATGCAATCTCTTCTGTCTTATCTGCCTCAAGGTTCCCCCTAGAGATGCAAACAACAAACTCTTCTGCCATCGGCTTAAATGATTCCAGGCATCTGGAAATATAGGCTTCTTCATTTCCTGCGATTAAATATACTGAAAGCTTGTTCTTCATTTAGGATTTCAAGAGTGATTATTTTTAGCTCAAAGTAAAGCCTTAAGTATGACTTGATAGGAAAAAGCATCTTGATAGCAGGTGGTTTTATTGCCAATTAACATAGGATTTCTAGGTAAGGGGTATGAATATATTCTAGTCCTGTCAAAAAAAGTAGGGGCTGGAAGGTTTTAGCCCTCCAGCCCCCACAAGGAACACACCAACAGCAGTCTTTAGGCGAAGCTTGTGGTGATACGAACAGCCGCGTTAGCATCAATGAGTTTCTCACTGGTGTTCATGCGAACACGGAGAACATTGGAGCGACGAGCTTCATCACGATAGCTTTCAGAAACAAAACCACCAGGGGCATCAGCCGACCACACCAGGGTACGACCAATTCCACCAGCAGTGAACTGACCACCTTGCACATTGGCAACAATGATCTGCGTATTAGGAACAATGAATCCACCAGAGTAGCTCTTGTTCTTGTTAGCAGAGTTGATTGCGGCCCGACCAACCAAAACCCGCTCCACCCCAAGGGCGGCGGCGATTTCGGCTTCACTCAAGAGACGACCTTTGGTGTCAGAAACAACACCAAAGAACTGATTCTGGAGTTTGGTTGTGCGACGGATACGCTCAAACACAGGGGCAGACATGATGATTGTGTTAGCTTCATAACCAAGCTTGTTCAGCTCGGTACGGGCTCCAGCAACATCACCAGCCGCATCAATGTTTCCAAGATTCGCATTGGTGTAGGCAGAGATTGCACTCTGGTCAGCAGTTGTGAATGGGGTTGTGCTTGCAAACAATAGGTCGCTTACACGCTTCTCATGGCCAAGTTTAATTTGGCGGAGGAGGAAGCGGGCAGACGATGCTTCGAGATCAAAAAACCTGTCAGCATCTGCGCGAAAACTATCATCGATTAGCTCTTCGAGGCCATACTCGATCGTGTCGTAGGTATCAGTCCCAAACGAACGAACAGCACGGGCGTAGTCACCAGCGGCCGCGCGAGGCTTAGAGTCATTGTTCAACAGGTCAGCTTGTGCAAGCTGAACTTTTAAATATTGTCCGCTCTTGGCAGAGACAGGAAGCAAAGGCAGAACATCTGCTCCGATCAAGCCAGTTTCGGTGTTAGGAGCCTCAACCAAAGCCTGGTTGATATCGGCCCGAATGGTTGTGCCACCAGAAATAAAACTCATTGTATTATTATTCTTTCTTGGTTATGGGTTAGAACATTGGCACTGCAATTTCAATCACAGCAGAAGTCGCAGTAGCGGCTTCCAATGCAATTCCAGCAGTAACAAGGTTTGCCGCCAAGGTCGTAACCTGGCCAGCGGAATCGAATTTCATCACATCACCAGCGGCGGCCGTGCCACTTACGGTTGCGAAGAAGGTGGGATGAAACAGCTTGACGGTCACATAACCACCAGCCGCCACATCTTCCAGGGTTGAACCAATTGCTTTAGCCGCACCAGTAACAGCCACATCAATACCACCAGCAGTGACGGTAGAAGGCTGAACCATGCGATAAGCAGAGATAGCGGACGATGTTGAGAAAGTCCGATACCCATTATCAATTTGAGTGCTCATTTTCTATTTATCCTTTTGTTAGATGTTCTTAATGCCACGGCTAAGAGCCTCAGCATATTCTTTGGGGTTTGAAAGCATGACGGCCTTCATGGCCTTCAGCTTCGAAGTCTTATATTCTGCATGAGCAGAAACAAGTGCTTCAAAGTTCTTGGGCTCCTCTTTCTTTTCAAGAGCAACCTCAACAGAAGGGGATACAGGTATGGGCTTAATGCCGAACTGGGTCAGAACCTTCTTAACCACTTCACTCATTGCCTCCTCTTGCTTTTCCTCTTCAACAGATTCACCTTCAGCTTTTGCGCCCTCTGCAACTGCCTTATCTTCGACAACAGCTTGCTCATCCACAGGCACTTCAGCCATCTTTTCATTTTTTGGTTTCATCGAATCTTCAATGGCCGCCAGGCGAACCTTGATGTCCTCGATATCTTTAGAATAATTGTTTTCCATTGTTTCTCCTTGTTTTGTCAAACCATCACCTTCAACAACTGCATTGGGCAGATCGACGGGGATTGGCTTACCTCCGGCCATATAGCCGAGTTTCTTTTCTGCTTTTACGCAAGAACCTGTTTCATAGGGCTTGGAACCTTTTGCTGGCCTGTAACCATCCCAACACCTTAATTCTTTAACCTTCTCCATAAGCTTAATCATTTCCTCAAACAATCCATTGGTTGCCGCTGGGCTGGATACCAGGTCAGCAGAGGCAATGCTTTGGGGTCTGATGTAGTCCTTGCCATTGATTGACTCACTCTCATTCACAAATGCCAGGGAGATTCCAAACTGGTCTGGAGCCTCATCTGCCATCTCTTTAATCAATCCATAGTGTTGGCTACTCTTCAAAAGCTTTAGGTCTGCAACCAGCTTATTACCATCAATCCTGGCATTTCTTGCAAAGCCAACGACCGCATCCAATCCAGAGCCGTGGTTCATCTTGACCTTCACTCCATTGGGAGCCTGGTTCATAATATCCTTAGCCTTCTCCAGGCTGAGTTTATCCACAAACAAATCATGCCCTTTGGCCTCACCAATCTCAAGAATGCTTACCCCACCAAAATCATTTGCTTCTATTTCTTCATCCCCACATTCCATTTCTTCCTCATCCCTGTAGGTATTATAAGCTACAGCCGCTCTTTGGGTCTCATCTGGGAACTTGCTAATTGCTTCCTCATCTCCCATGAATCG